CCAGAATTTATTTTACAAAAGATACTGAAGATGCTATCATCGAATATAATAAAACCGATGACCAGCGTATAAAGAATAGATTATATAAAGATAGAATACAACATTCTTTCGAAAAACTCGCAGAGATAGTTTATAACAAATGGAAGTTTAGTTATTTTGATGATGACCCACAAGATGTGATGGCGGAAGTTGTTGCCTTTATGATTGAGAAGATTCATATGTATCAAGAAGGTAAAGGAAAGGCATTTTCTTATTTTACTATTGTTGCTAGAAACTATCTTATACTAAACAACAACTCAAATTACAAAAGATATAAAGATACCGATGTAATGTCATCTTTACCAGATAATTGGGATACCGAAAATAATTGGGCAGAAGAAGTTCGTAATGAGGAACACCGAACATTTAATGATAGAATGTTAGAATATTGGGATACTCATTTAGAAAACTTTTTTCAGAAAAAGAGAGACATACAAATAGCGGATGCTGTATTAGAATTATTTCGTAGAGCAAATTATATAGAAAGTTTCAATAAAAAATCGCTATACCTACTTATTAGAGAAATGACAGGCTTCCCCACACATTACATTACTAAAGTTGTTAATAAGATGAAAGAAAAACAAATGGCACTTTATAATGAATTTGATAGAGAAGGCGATATAAAAATTTAAAATTATGGTTTCATTAGGTATTTCCGCATTTTATCACGATTCAGCAGTTTGTTTATTTGAAAATGGTAAAGTAATAGCAGCAATAGAAGAAGAAAAATTATCAGGCATTAAGCATGATAATTCATTTCCCAAACAAGCAATTAAGTGGGTTTTAGAATATTCTAAAAAAACAATATATGATATCGATACGATATGTTGGTATGAGAACCCTCAATTAAAATATGATAGAGTAAAAAACACCGTAGGTAAAAGATGGTGGAAGAATCGCAAGATTTGGAAACAATTTCAAAAAGAATTTTCCGAAACAGAAGGCGATTTAAGTTTATATTTAGCTAAAAAATTAAATTTCATAGGTAATATAGAATATGTAAAACACCACTATTCTCATCTAGCTTTTTCATATTATACATCTCCATTTGATGAATGTGTGGGTATTTCAATAGATGGTGTAGGTGAATGGGAAACGGCATTGGCAGTAAATTGTAAAAATAATACATTTAAAGAAATTACATCACTTTTATTTCCAAATTCATTAGGATTAGTTTATTCAACTATAACTGCATACTTAGGTTTTAAACCAAATAATGGAGAATATAAAGTTATGGGATTGGCACCATATGGTGACCCGATGAAGTATAAACACGTATTTGAAAAGATTTGTAAATTTGATATTCACGGTAGTATAGAGATTAAACAAAAATATTTTACTTGGCAATATTCAAACACCGATATGTACACATATGAATTAATTAGTCTTATCGGAATTGAACCAAGAGAACCTGAATCTAAAATAGAACAACATCATATGGATTTAGCAGCTGCATTACAAAAATGGTATGAGAGCTGTTTTTATTACTTTACAAATAATTGTATGCAACAATCAGATACATCTAATTTAGTATTAGGAGGAGGTTCAGCATATAATGGAACAGCTAATGGAAAATTACAAAAGCATGCGCCCGTTGGTAATTTATGGATTCCATTTGCACCATCAGATGCTGGTTCTGCTATTGGTGCTTGTTTATATCATTGGCATAATGTTTTGGGAAATCCAAAAATAAAGGGAGGTGCAAATCAATCGCCATATTTGGGGCCTAAATGGGATAATGATGAAATTTTGTATATTCTACTAAAAGAAGATATACTAATGAAACAAATAAAATATTATGATAAACCTACAATATTATGTAAAGATGTTGCTAAACTTATAAATGATGGAGCAGTAATTGGTTGGTTTCAAGGCAGAACTGAATTCGGTGCAAGAGCATTGGGTAATCGTTCTATATTAGCCAATCCACATTTACCAGATGTTAGGGATAGAATAAATAGAGTTATCAAAAAGAGAGAATTATTTAGACCATTTGCTCCCTCGGTTATTGTAGAAGAATACCAAAAATACTTTACATCAGAAGGAGAAGTTCCCTATATGAATCAAGTTGTTAAAGTAACAAATTATAAATCTATACCATCAGTAACACACGTCGATGGTTCAGCTAGAATACACACTGTTACTAAAAAACAAAATCCATTATATCATACGTTGTTAAAAGAATTTAAAAAGGTTAGTGGTACACCAATATTATTAAATACATCCTTCAATTTAAGAGGACATACAATGACTAATGACCCACAAAAAGCTATTTGGACATTCTTAAATTCGGATATGGATTATTTGGTATTGGGTAATTATTTGATAAGTAAATAATTATTAGTAGATAAAAGAAGAATTATGGCATCAGAATTTCAATTGTTTGATGGGAAAAACCTATCATCATTGTTTAAAGATATATACGAAAACCAACAAAACAAAAAGAAAAATATTTCCGATTTGATTGAATCATTAAGGAAATTAATTAAGAATGTTGGTGAAGCAACTGTTATTGCTCCAATCATTAAAGACCTTATTGAAGTATCTGTTAAAAACGATGACCATTTAATTAAACTTGCAACAATTGCACAAAGATTAGCAGCAGCTGAAGCAAAGGGTATTGGTGAAGATGGTTGGTTAAGTGAAACCGAAAAAGCACAACTACTACAAGATATGGAAGAAACCATAAATGAAGTAGAAAAGAAAAACGAAGAAAAGTTGGATGATATCAAACTAGAATTAGATGAACTAAAATCTAAAATGTAAAAATGGCAAACGAACCAACATCAAATAATCAAGGAGGCACATCATCGGTTATAGAATCATATTTAGCGGTAGTAACTAAAGTATATCTTAAGTCCGATAAAGAATTAGACAAAGAAAAAGATTATATAAAAATATATAATGATAATAAAAATTTTGATTCTAATGATATTCGTTTTTTAGGAGCTATCGAATTCGCAAGAGAATCTGCTATTATTAATGAAGGATATGCCTTTCCATTTGATAAAAATAATATGACTTACCCAATATTAGGCGAGACTGTATTGATAATTCAAATTGGTAGAGATTATTATTGGCTTCCATATTCAAACACACATTACCCAAATTATAGAGAGGATGTTAAAACATCAATAGTAGGTAAGGAAAAAGAAATATCAAAAAATACTACTGATTCTAAAAGCAAGAATTATCAAGAAACAAAAGCAACAGGAACTCCAAATCAAAAATCAACACAAACAAAATCGGATTCCAAAAAATATAAAGTAAACGAAAAAATTAAATTTTTAAATCCAAAAGAAGGCGATACTATTATAAGTGGTAGAGTTGGTAATACTATTCGTTTTAGTGAGTTTCATTTAACTGAAGATGGTAAAACATCATCACCATCTATATTCATTCGTAATAAACAAAACCCCGAATTAGATGATAAAAAGATTGGAGAATTAATAGAAGAAGATATAAATAAAGATGGTACATCTATATACATTGTATCAAATAAAGTTAAAGTTCCATTTAAAGAAGAAATAAAAAAAGAAAAGAAAGGATTTAAAGAATATCCATCTTCATCTGATTTTAAAGGAGACCAACTATTTGTAAATTCAGACAGAATAGTTTTATCAGCTAAGGCAAAAGAGTTTATCATATTTGGTAAAGGAAACACAGGCGTTATAACAGATGGTAACTTTTCAATTGATGCTGAAAAAGAAGTTTATATTCATAATAAGAAAAATATAACAATTCATTCGGAGGGTTCTAATCAAATATTTTTAAATTCAGATAATGGTAAAATATATTTGGGTAAGAATAGTGGAGAGGGAGATGCAGGAGCGGCAGTACAAAAAATGGTATTGGGTGGAGAATTAGTTAAAATTATGGGTGAGTTAATAGATGCTATAACAAAGCAACAATATTTAACACCCGCCGGACCATCATCGGTGGGACCAACAAACGTAGCACAATTTACTTCAATTAAATCGAAGTTAAAAACGTTACTATCTGCTAAAAACTTTTTAAGTAAATCATAATGTCTTGGAAAACATTCAAATCGACATTATTACCACAAATGCAAAACAACTCTTATAAGAGTATTAGTGATTTTGCAAAAGCATTTACATTTGCATACGATATAGCAGTAAAATCAGGAAAAGACCCAATTAATGGAGTTCCTTTATTAAAAGGTAATCCTGTTTTGATGCAAGAGGCAATTATTCAATTTTTAGAACAAACACAAAAAGCAAAAGTACTTACATTTTTAGAAGTAGTAGGGCCTGCTGTTATAATATATTGGGTTGGAGGAAAGATGTCTCCACTACCACCACCAACAATACCCGCTCCCGGCTCTATAAAAAATATAGCAACTACTATGGGTATTGTATTGAAGCCAGGAACTTGGACTCCTTTTAAAGTACCACCAAACAATAATCCCGAACAATTTTTAGATTCGTTCATACGTTCAGCAAAAATACACTTAACAACTGTATCGGGAATATATTCAGTATTAGCACAATATCCACCACCAGCGCCACCAGCGCCTGGAGTTGTTCAATGGAGTGGGTATAAAGTACCAGATTAAATTAAATTTTCTATTTCAATATTTATTAAAAAGTATCTATTATGTCAAAATCAGATGTATTATTGGGTCTCATCAAAGAGGTTGTTAAAAATGAAGTTAAACAGCAGGTTAAAGAAGAAATCGTTAGACTTGTAAAAAGTGGTGCGATTACATTAAATAGCCCTAAACCGAAACCAGCAAAACCTTCTTTAAAAGAATCGATTGAAATTGACCCATTTGAAAAAGCTAATCAAGCTTTACAAAATAGTAGAAAGGTTACACCTAAGCAATCAAAAAAAGAGTTTACAAAAAATCCCGTTCTAAATGAGATTTTAAATATGACTCAACCATTTACAGCGGCTGAAAGAGGCGAAGGTGGTAGTATCTTAGATGCTATTCAACCGGAAAGAAGCATGGAAGAAGATTGGGAAACATTAAGCTATTCAAATGCGAATATGCCATCGCACCAACTTCCATCTACGGATAATGCCGGTGTGGATGTTTTAGCAAAAGCATTAACAAGAGATTATTCGGAATTAGTTAAAAGATTTAAATAATGGCAATAGAGCTTGGTAAATATAATGTATCGGATTTAAAAGAAAACGATTATAAAGTATTGGGTGTTTCTATAAACCAAAAATCGGATTCTAATGGTGCGTTTGCTGTAAATTTTACATCTATTAATCAAGCAAAAAGTAATTTACAAAATTTAATCTTAACCAAAAAAGGTGAAAGATTAATGCAGCCTGAATTTGGTTGTGATATTTGGAAAATAATATTTGAACCAATTATAGAAGGTGATATAGAATCTAAAATTGA